ATACTTAAAACTACATAGGGGAATTTTATGTAGGGGCATTTATACCACCTCTATTCTGATTTATACCATCTGATTGCGATACAATACAATGGATTAGGACTATTGTTCATTAAACTATATGGTGCTGTAATTTTAAACTTTTTATAATTTTCTTCTTCCTCTGTACCTTTTTTATAAACTAGCGTATCCTTATCCCATATTCCATTACTATCCCCAGCTAATACATTAATCAGCTTTCCTCTTTCACCATCAACAGGATGAAACAAAATAATTTCATCAAATTTATGTTTTTTATGATTCCACCTGCTACCTTCCGTATTACATTTATCTACAAAAGTTGTTGTTGTACTAAATTCAGGATAATGAGGCTGCATCGGCATACCTATTTTATTACCTATCATACATACATCTGTAATTCCTGTAGCAGTTCTTTCACCAAACTTTTTTGTAAAAAATGGTGGTATATCTGAAGATGTAACTACTCCAAAGTTATATTTATCATCTGTGGATGCTGAATCTTCCATTGGTCTAATAGCCCCAATATAAGCATAACTTGTTAAATTATTATTATAAGGGTAGTTATCTGCACTTTTATCCCCTTCTAGTATTATATTCACTGAATCTTTTGTGATATTTATATAATATTCTATAGGTAGCCACTCACCTATTTCTGGTGCAAGTTTCTTATACCATGCAAATCTTGATGGTACAGAACAACTCTCTTCTACTAAATCTTTAATATCTATTTCTTTTTGTTCTCCATCTACCTCTACAATTTTTTTAGTGTCATGCATCTCTTTACCTATAGTTATATACATATGGTTTCTATTGTCCATTCTACCCTTTAACATTGCTAATTTTTCTTTTTCGCTTTGTGTCAGTTCCATACTATTTCTATAACTTGCCAAAGAATTTTGTTCACTTTGAGATAATCCCAATCCAGCATATTGTTTATAAAGTATATTTATTATAGAATCAGTATAAAGTTTTGTATTGGTTTTGAGTTTACTCCAATCTATCAATTCTTGAGCAGTTAAATTGTGTGCATTCCTATAAGTGTCTAATTCATTTTGTTCAGCAGTAGAAAGACTTTCACCATTATAATATTTTCTAAGCAAAAATAGCTCTCTATCATTTGTTATATTTTTTCTCATTCGTAATTGTTGCAAATTATTTTGTTCATCTATATTTAATGAATCTAAATTTTTCTTTATTAAATTTTTCTCAAAGCTTGTTAAAGGCATAGCCTCAACATATCTATTAAGAAGTATTATTTCCTGTTCAGTAAATGGTTTACTGTACCTTTCTTTATCCAATAGTTTTTGTTCCTCACTTGTTGGAGTTAATGCTGCTGTCCTTTCAAATCTAATATAAAATTCTTTTCCATAAGATGTAGTAGCTTTTATCAAACTAAAATTTCTAACTTTATCTATTGAACTAGGGCAAACTAAATCCCATTTATAAATTCCGGTATTTTGTGTTATTTCTTTTGTTAAGTTTTTAATTATATCTTTTACACTTGTGTTCCCATTTACACAATAAAAATTATCTGTAGCCATTTTATCTACCCCCTGTTATCAATTATTTATTTAAATTTGTTATTTTTAAAGTATTTAAGTCTATTGTAAATATATCTTTTAACCCTCTATTTGTATCTAAATTCACATTAAATTTTTTAAGCAATTTATTACCATAAGGTCTATATTGATATATTTCCAAAGTTACAGGATCCTTTAGTTTTACTCCATTAAAATTCTTTACACCTATATGAAGCTTTTTATTTTTGTATCCTTTAACACTTATTATTTCAGGATTTTTGTTTGTTTTATGACTTGTATAATCAAAATTAAGATAAAATCCATCATGGTATTTATTACCATACCAAACATGTTTATCTTCTATATATCCATGCAAATCTATATCTGCGTCTGTATTCTCTTCCCAATTCATTACTACTGCTATGTCCCAATCATTTGGAATATCTTCTATGTTTGGCGGTGGTTCTACTGTAATACTAGAATCCTCTCCATCTATATACTCTAGATCTATCATTGTTTGCCTACTATTGCCGCTTAAATTATGCAAAATAAAAGAAATAAGAGTATTAGCACTTACTTTATAAAATGTATTAAAGTATTTATGCTCTCCTATTTCCTTAGTTGTTGCATTATCTATTATTTTCATTTTATTAACTTCTAAGCTATATCTATCATCCTTTTTCCAGCCTGTTTGATTAAAATGCAGTCCTGTAATATATACATCTTTATCAAATCTAAATTGCTCTTTATAATCATTTTGTATTGCTGGGATGTCTAATAATATACCTTTTACCTTTTGAATGCCTTCAATTTTTCTATATATTAAAGAATCAATTTTCTTCTTTAGACCTTCATATTGTACGCTTGGCAATAGATCTTTTAATTGTTGTAATAACTCTTGTATATTATTTGTATTTATTTCTGGATAATTAGTTCTTATATTATCATCTATCAAACTTAATAAATTATTTTTTAAATTATCTGTAAGCTCATCAAAATTAATTATATATTTAGGTAAACTCATAATTTAACTCTCCAATACACAAAAATCTACCCATAAAACTTTACTCGTTCCACTAATATTATTGTAAATAAACTCAACTGTCCCATTTATAGGATAAAATACATTGAAAAATTTATGTTCACCATATTCTTTAGTACGTACACCTTCAAATAATTTATCATTGCCTATTTGCAAATCCCAGCTATCTTCAAATCTCCAGCTTGATTGTGAATATGTTATACCTGTTATTTGTCCATTTCCCTTAAATCCTATTATATGCTGTCCTTCTATTGCAGGAATCTCTAGCATTTTTCCATAAATTTTTTGTGTACCTGATATACCTAAATTTCCACTTAAATTATCTAACTTTACACCTAAGGCATTTAAAGCATTTATTAAATCATTATAATCTACACCTTGTATTTTATCTTTAATTTGTGATAATAAATTTTCCATATCTTTAGTAGAAAAATTTATATTGCCTATGTCAACTTTTACACCATTTTGTAAATAATCTTTAATAAGATCTGAAAGTTCATCAAAGTTAACTACATAGGAAGGTAATCCCATATTATTGCCACCTCCTATACATAATCTATTATTTCTAATTTACCATGACTATCTTTAATTAATTGTATTGTTTTATTTATATTATTAGGATAGGTTGTTTTGATTCTATATACTCTGCCTTCTGCATTTCTAATTAGTTCTTCTTGCCATTGCATATCTGTTCCATTAGCATATATAAATTTATATGCTTTATTATTGCTATCTCTAATTATTCTACATGGATATTCAGGTAATTCACCAGTATACTTTGAATCTTGACTTGTATTTATTTGATTTTTAAAATCCCTTTTTCTTAATTCTTGATCTAGAATATAGACTACTGGCTCTCTAAAATTTTTATATCCCATATGTGCCATGTTAATCACCTACTATTGCTTTAATTTTCCACCGCCTATTTGGGTGCATTGTTCATATACCTTCCTTTTATCTCTCATACCTTGTAATTGCAATGTATCTACATATGTGTCAGCATTTATTTCTGTACTTATTCCAACGATTAAATACCAACCACTACCTCTTTGATTATTTACTAATTTAACTACTTGTCCTAAATCAATGTTAGGTATTCCAGCTACTGGCACTACATTTAAAACAGTACTTTCTCTCCACATATCTAAAAATTTATATCCTGCTACCTTTTGTTTTAATAATGAAGTACTAGCTAATGGATTATCAATTATGTCTACCCATCTTTCGCCATTTAAATAACTAGTCATGGTTTTAGATTCAAAAATAGAATATTTATCATTACAACAAATTTTTAATATATTTCTCATTAAATTAGAATCTCTACTGGCAGTTTCACTAGATAAATTAGTATCAACAGATAAGACATAATCATGATGATTTGATTCATGATTTGATTCACTATAAGCAGGATATTGTTCTTCTAACACTATTGTACCGCTTTTGTTTGCCCTTATTCTAGCATACATAGTTTCTACTAAATTACCAATTATATCATTATACATAGTACCTATTTCGCATTCTAATTTAGGTACAGTATAATTATTTCCTCCACTTCTTTGAAAACTACATTTAGCATCTGATACAACAGTAGAAATTATATCTGTTGCAGTTTTATTATAGAATTTTAATTCCTTATCACATAAATTTAGCATTCTATAATACATATCATGGCAAGTCATTTCTATCGTTTTATCAAGTGTATTATAATCATATTTTTTTATTACACCTGCAAATTGAAGTACATCCTCTATATAAATTTTTACCTGTGCAAAATTATCTATTACGCCTTGCGTTCCTCCTGCAAAAATAGCAGTAGGTAGATTTTCATATTGCGCTGTAATCGTAGCTTCAGCAGTAGGTGTAGTTAAATTTCTATTTATTTTTACTGACACTAAACAATGTTCTAATATTATTTTATTAGCATCACCATCTTCAAAAGCCTGATATCCATTTTTTTTATAAAATTCTACTTTACACTTTGCCATTATCCTTCACCCATCCACTAGCTTCATGATTACATAAAAGCTCTAAATTTATATAATATATATCACCTTCGATAGGAGTATCTATCTCAAACTTATTTTGTAAATATCCTTTGTATTGAATTCCAAATTCATCTACAAATATGAATCTACCTGAATAATTTTTTCTAAAGTTTAAAAACTTAGTTATATTACTTTGTGTTTCATCATCATTTTCTCCTTTTATATTAAAAACAACTGTAAACTCAATAATACAATCACTTTTAACACCTTTTTCAAAATATGTGTATCCTTGTACTGTTCTAATACCCTTACGAAAATAAGCAGGACGAGGTGGCTTATAATTAGTTATTACGCCACCTGTATTTTTTCCATCTTCATAAAGTAGATCTACTTTAAAATCTTTTATTCTATTTAAGTTCATACAAGCCACCTCCTAATCTCTTAATACATCATTCATAAATAATCCTGTCATAACATTTTTCATAGAACTTTCTGTCATTTGTTTAAATTCATTAGCTATCTTAGTAGCCCCTTCTTTATCTGCATTTGGTATAGTTACATACATTTTTATATCTTGTGTAAGTCCCATACTTTTACTCATATTATTAAGTCCATATGGAGATCCATAAGTACCACCATATGCTCCAGTACCACCATACGCTCCACTAAGTGACATATTATTTAATCCATTAAAATTTGCTCTTACATTACCTAAGCCTTTGATCTTATCGGCCATATCTTTAATTTTAGTATCTACAGCACTTTGTTGGTTATCAATACCCTGTATGAGACCTTCTCCAAGTGATTTACCATAATTAGAAAATACACGTGATGGAGAATTTATACCTAAAAAGCTTTTGAATCCATCTGCTATTTTACTTGCTAAGCTTCCTATTGCTGCTCCTACATTTCCAAACATAGATTTTATACCATTTATAAGGCCATCAACTATATTTTTACCTATATTAAAAAGTGTTCCTGCTAGATTACCTAGTCCCTTAAATATATTAATCCAACCTTGTACAATTCCATGTAATATATTTCCAACACCTCGAAATATCGCTATACATCCATTTATTATGTTTTGTACCATTCCACCTACCCATTGAAGTACTTTAATGAATCCTTGAAATGCATGAATAGCTCCTTGTATAATTGAGTTTATAACTTTACCTATTCCTTTAAATACATTTCCTATGAATTTTCCAAACTGAGTTGCATATTTTTTCAAAGTATCCCAATGCTTGATTACTTCATATACTATAAATCCTATTGCTGCAATAGCAGCTACAATTATAAGTGTATGGGGAGTAATTAAAGTTCGTAGCACACTAAATATTCCAGCAGCTTTTTTTAGTTTGCCGAATACACCTATTACATTATTTATGGTGCTTACAATTTTACCAAGCACGGTAAATGTTTTAGCAACTCCGGCTATTGATACAATCATTACTGCAATAGCATTTTTTACAGGATTGGGTAATTTATTAAATGAATTCATTAATTCTATTGTTTTATTAGCTACCTTTGCAAATATTGGGATTAACTTATTATTCAATATGGGTACTAACTGATTATTAAATATCGGTATTAATTGTTTTACTATAGATGTTTGTAATTGTGCAAAAGAATCTTGTACTTTTTTTATGGAAGCTTGTATATCCTTTTGAATTTTTTCATAATTGCCCTTTGCAATATTAGCAGGGCCTTTTTTTGGGTTCTTACTCTTTGCTTCTTCATCAAGAGTATTTTTTATCCCAGTTTTAAGAAGATTTTGTGCCGCAGCACTAGGCCTTTCCATAGATTTTCCTATGTTACTGAAAGTCTTTGCTTTTTTGGTTAGTGCTTTCTGCAGCTTTTCAATTTTAGTTTTTTCTTCCTCAACTCTATGCACGAATATTTCCAATTCTCTTCCTGCGCCATTAATGCCCCTTGTAAATTCAGTAGTATCTAATGTTAGCTGAGCAACTGCTTCTCCTACCCTCACTGCCATATTTTTTCTCACCTCCCACCTTTGGGAATAAAAAGTTTTCTAGCTTCATTTAAATAATAATTTAAATTTTTATTACTTTAATCTCTTTTTATATTTATTATTTCCTTTTAAATTTATATAATATAGTTTTAATATTTATTTATGGTTAAAAAGCAAAAAGTTAAAAACTAACTTTTGCTATTAGCGTTTAACCATTGAATAACATCTTCATTATTAGTTTTATTTGTTCTATCTCCATCTCTAAACTTAGGCTCTCTAGCATCTTCTTTACTAATCTCATTTAATATATAAACACAGGCCTCATCAAAACAAAAGGCCTCATAATCATTAGTCAACCCTATAACTTCACTGGGCCTTTGTCTATATTGTTTACTTATCGATATTACACTCAGTATTCTCTGGCTCTTCACGAAAGGAGTCTAATTCACTAACACCTTCCTGTGTATAATTAAACAATGCTACTATTTGTTCATCTGTAAGCTCTAATCCTACACTTTTTAAATCTTCTATGGAAGGCTCTACAAGTGCATTTTCAGCCATAATATACATAACATCTGTCATTTGTGCTAAATCAACATTTTCTTTTGAACTCTGTTTACCATAAAATAGTTCCTCTGCTGCACTTAATAATTTGTTAGGTACTACTCCTTTTCTTACCAAATTTAAAAGAGATACTCTTTTAACTCTAGCATTAAAAGGTATCCCTTGGCTAAATTGTGGCAACTGAATCACTTCACCTTGAGCTACTTTTTTTAAATCTTCTATATTAGTTACCTTTAAATCCATTTTATTATCCCCTCACTATCTAATTTTTATTGTTTTAAATTCTGTGGATAATGCTGTGGTTTTACCACTTCCATCTAATTTACTTATCTCCCTAGCTTCAGCAATATAAACTGTATCTATTGCTAAAGAATAAGGTACAAATGTTACTATTTTCTTAGTATCATCTATAGTTACATTTCCATTTACTCTAGAATTATCAGATTTTCTCTTTATAATAAAGTTTTCTAGGTTAACATCGTCTTGATTAATTTTATTTGAAAAACTCCACACTACCCTGTTAGTTATACTTACTCCCACATCTGGATTTTTACTTTCTACTTCTCCACCTTCTACCCCTATATCTTCAATTGGAGTAGATTCTCCTGGCTTTTCTCCATTATTATTTTCTTCTAATTTATTTAAAAATTCTATTTCTACAGGTTTTTCATTTCTAAATGGTATACTTTCAGCCTCATATGAAGACACTAAAAATTTTCCATCTTGAATTTTATATTTAGCTGGCTTACCTTTACAATGCTTATACACGAACTTAACATAGCCTGTGGTTCTAGAATAGTCTTTTTCTTCTGTGAATATTTCCATAGTAAATGGATGTCTTTCTACTGCTATACCTACTTCTGTTCCACAATATTTATTATCTTGTATAGTTCCTCCATCTATCAAAGCCATAGTTTCTATATTAAATAGATTGTCTTTCATTTTTAACTTGTAACCTATAACAATATCATCTGTTTCATTTATTCCATAAATTTTATTTTTAATCCTTAATATATCTCTTTTACCCTTACTGTTTATAGGTTCTATATCTATTTCATTACTTGTTTCTATTGTATGTTTTGTATTTGTTACCTCATCAATAAAATTAACTTTTACAACATTAACTAAAGTTTTTCCACTTATCATTAAATTACCTCCTTAAACTTTTAAATTGTTGATATTCTATGCTTGTAGTGTAAGCTTGTACATCATAATCTATAATGCTTGGTGTCTCATTCCCTGTAAGTCTAAAATCTTTTATTTTTTCTAAAGCTTCTTTTAAATTCTCTACATAAAATTCCATAGTGGAATATTGATCCATAGGGCTATAAACTATAATATCAAATAGTTTATAACCAGATATATTTCCAACTAGGGCATGGACACCATTTTCCTTTATAACTACATAGCTTTCTGTACATTTGTTTCTCTTTTGTCCAGGAGCATACACATTATATCCTAATTTTTTTAAATATAAATATACCTTTTGCCATAAAGTTTCAGGTATAGCATTATTAATTAGGTCTTGTTGTATGGAATCTCCTGGAACTTTGTAATTAAATTTAGACATTTACATCACTTCCCAAATAAATTACTCATTCCCTTAAGTATTTGTGGGCTTAACTTATCTATAGTTGGTTTTAATATTGCATATTTTTTATCATTACATAATTCTAATGACTGATAGTAATCCTTGTTTCCAGCAATATAAATATTACATTTATCACATTTCCACTCTTTTCCACCTTTAATTGTTTCAATATCCTTACCTGATTCATCCTTCCAAGGTGCATTTTTTTTAGCATCTTCTTCTAGT